CGCTACAATACTCCTTTCTGCTGACTAAAAGATGGCATATACACATATTATTATACACTTTCTATTATATCACATTACCACAAAAATGTCAATACACACGGGCTATATTATGGCAATAACGCTTGTGAATACTGGCGTTTTCAATCTCATTTGAATTCAAAATTAACTTTATTATAAAATTTGTCAAGATATGGAAAGCCGCTGAGTAGAATGTTCTACTCAGCGGCTTTTTCAGTTTAAAAAGGGAATTCAGGTTCTGGCTTACCAAGATATGCGGTCAGCAATTCGATATCACTGTCAATATTACGTGGCTTGATTCGCTTGAGCACTTTCTCCTCCACTTCCGGTGTCCAGTATATTTTCAGCAGGTTTTGTGTTCGGGTAATTGCTGTGTAGAAGATGTTATGCGTTATCAACTCATCAACCTCGTCCGTAATTACGAGTTTTACTGATGTGTACTCTAAGCCTTGTGCTTTGTGAATAGAAACGGCATAGGCAATCTGAAACGGTACAACTGTTCGAGATACGTTACCATCGTCATCCTCGTCCTCATCTTTTGTTTGAAAAACAGCAAAGCTAACGATGGAATTGCCTTTTTCTGACTCTCCGATGTATTCGAGATCATACCACCCAGCTTCGCGTTCATCAATAAGCTTTTCAAGTTCGATATCAAATATTATTCTCGCATCGACTGTTCCGGCATCCAGAATTTCTATCTTTATAATTTTGCCTTTCATATTATTGTAAATTAACGGATGAAAACGCGAGGATTCGAGAAACAGCACCGGATCATCAACTTTATATTGCTGTATTCCCCACGAGAAAGCCGGGTTCGGATTGCTCTCCTGAAGGAAGCGGTTTATGTTGTTGATACCATATAAGCCATCATAATTTAAGCATAGTGTGACTTCATCCTCAACTTCCTTAACGAAAAGCGTTTGATCCACTTTCAGAGAGCGACGTTGTTTTTCTACCCATTCATTGACATCATCGGACATTTCACGAACTTTAGACCACAGATCCAAAAGCCGTTGATTATTTCTTGCACGATATGGCTCTGTCAATTCATACACAGACTTGCTCGGAATAAAATGTCTTAATGCTGTGAACCAGTTACCAAACCGGATAGAATTTATCTGGTATGTGTCTCCGACCAGTAAAATAATACTGAAATTCGCCTTGTTCAGGATTTTCACCATATCGTTATTATTGACCGTACTACATTCGTCTATTATCAGCAGATGATAGTCGGTACTGAATGATTCACGTTGCAGGAAACTTGCAATAGTGGAAAAAGTACAGTGATCTGCGTCAACGCGTCGTTTTAAATTATCGATAGCAGGATTAGTCTGCGCCAGAAACAGTTTCTTTTCATCGTTAAATAGATGTGACACGTGATTAATCAAAGTGGACTTGCCAACACCCGCAGATCCATATATAGCAGCAACACATGATTGCTCGAACATATGACGAAGGATTTCACGCTTTTCGTCACAGTCCACTCCGGACTTGCCGCTGTCAAGCCATTCCTCTGCAAGGAGCCGGTAATCTTGACAACCCTCTGTTGTCAACTGTCTAAGCGTTTTAATGATGGAACAAGTATCGATTTTGTATTCGTTTATAAAAATATGATCGTTGGCGATTACGAGTTTACTTCTCTCTCTATGACCAAACCATAGTGTGTCGTTGTAGGTTTGAGCGAGAGATGCGGTATCGCCATAATTCGCAACCTCTGAAAGCGGTGTGAAAATCCTGCCTGAGATTTCTGTATTATTACGAATTTGCCGTGCCAGAAGTTCGTGCTGTCTATTATATGTCGGGATGCAGGAAAAGAGCGCACCGAGCTTAGGGTTATGCCCGAGTGGTGAACTGATGAAAGGCATAGTGTCAAAAGGTATACAGCCGTTTAAGAGGTAAAGATTTGAAAGGTTTGAGTTGGAAGAACCGTTTCGTTGCCCTTTGATTATTTCGTTGTTCATGTTGAAAAGAAGATATCTGAGGATATTTTGACCTGCGCCCTCATTTCTGATAAGGGTACGACAGCGGTCGAGTATATCTATAAACACGCTTGATCTCAGGTGACTTCTCCAATTCCCGGTAACATTCCGATACGCAATATCTGAGAAATCAATCAGTTCGGTCAAGGAGTATCCATTAGCCGTGAGAAACCTGCATATTTCTCTCTGCTCCGGATATGGGACTTTTGTTCTGTCACCAGTTATGAGCGAGATGAAATTCTGGTATTCACATCCTCTTATTGAAACCTCCCAACCGACAATGATTGCAATAGGCATCGTTTTTCCAAGTATTTCAATGCTGTCTTGAACGACCTGAATTTTGGACGCATAGTTGCTTGTAATCGGAAGCTTTGTAAATGCTATAACACGATTCGTTTTGGAGTTTTTGCCGCTTACTGGAGTAAAGGTGACCTCGTAATATATTTCATTTGCCGCAAAGAACGGCTTTATTTTCTGTATATAATACTTGTTTCCCTTATCATAAAAGCCTGCAGGATGTTGCTCGATTTTATATGCTATCTTCGCATAATACTCCTGTAATGCAGAATCAAGATGAAGCGGAAATTTGTTCAGGTTATGCAGAATCTGCATATTGAAATGCCTGCGAAGGAGCTTTTTTGTTTCCAGAAGGTACTGATAATATTTCAACATCAAGCGCTCAGAAGCATTCTCGTCAAGTGTGCTATGGGCAGCGATAATCTGCAGATAGTTTCTGAACCGGAACAATGTTTTCAATTCACCGTTCGTCTGCGAGAATTCCATAGCCGCAGCAATGTTCTCGTCGGAATCGTCAATGTCTCTGCCTCCGGCATAGAACTTCAACATAACCTGTTCAACGAGATGTATCAACTGTGCAAGTATATCCTGAGAAATCGCCCCACGCGATTCATTATCGATGCTGTCTAAATAGCTGCAGATTTTGTTGTCGATGGTTACGATATTTGCGTCAATCATAAACATTATTTTTCCTACGCTCCCTTCTATTGTCAAATAGGCAGGTACAAGCCTTTTACTTATATAGCGGCTCGTACCTGCCTATGTCGTTATTCTTCTCCATCTGCCCAATCTGGCACGAGCGCCTCATACGGGAATACGCCCACATACTCATCGGGGTGAAGTTTGACATAATTATTTCTCAACTGATGCTGAATACTACGGAGGGGAGGCTGGAAAGCCGTGATGATCGTTCCCTTAGTATTCGGATTTAATGTATCACACATTTGTTTCAGAAGTCCCAGCGTTTCTATCACGCAGGAGCGGAGGATGAGGTTTTGAAACTTGCTGGACTCCGTCTCCCATTTATCAATGAATAGAGTTTCAATCTGCTTTGAGATGTTTCCGGCAAACCATACTTCGGCATAGCCTTCACCAATACACAGCTTTATGATTTTGTCGTAATCTGCATGGAAGTCTTGCAGCAATTCACGGTCAACTTGTGAAAGCTCAGCCCCACCGACCTCTGTTTCTGAAACAACGGCTTCGACTTCTAAGGGAAGCTGGGTGTCCGATTTGCTTGTTGCAGGTGGACTAATGATTTCAAGAACAATAGTCACAAGAAGATTAGCACAGGCTTCCGGCACAAAAACGTTCTCAATATTGTTTTCCTTCAGCCACGCCTCAATGCTATCATACGAATCTGTATCATCCATCCGCTTTTCGATCCATGAGGTAAACTTCTTAATGTCTTTCTGGTCATATAGAAACTGAGCGTCCTTCGGTTGAATTGGACGGTCGCCCCTGATATATCTGTATTTTGTATCAGGTTTGCGTTTGAGGAGCGCACAGGCATCCATCGCCGAATCTTTGATAAAACTCCCGACCAACTCCGTAAAGTAGTCCGCTTCTGATTTGCCATACGATATGTAGGGAGAAAGTCCCAGTGAATATTCCGAAAATGTCATATTAATCCCCCTGTCCGAAACTGTCCGTGTCTGTCCGTCCAGTCCGAGTTTCGGGCAGGGCGTTTTGCTATAATGGAATTGCAAGACACAGAGGCACATCAAGCGTTCTCCGGATAAACGTGTATACATATTTATTGTAGCACATTTTGGCGAGAATTGCAAGGATATGTTACGAGTTTCAATATGGAAAGAGGCAAGATTATGACAAATAAAGAGAAGATTGTTTCAGCACATCTGGCAGCCAACTTGCTTGTTGCTGTCAGTACTTACCATTCAACGGAAATTGCCGCCTCCGTGGTTGACCACTACGGCGATTTTCAGAGAATCGGTAACTTGGAGCAGGAAGAAATGATGGACGACCTCATTAGTAAGCTGAACGATTTGGACTGAGCGGTACTCAAAACCGCCGGAAGTGTCCAATTGTATGTGAAGGCAGTTTCGACAAAACCGTCCAGAAACATCTGTTCTCTATCGTCGAAACAGAGATTTTATTTTGTAAAATCAGAAAAGTTGCACACAAACGTGCAACTTTCGGGCTTATCGGAGCTATTTATGGAGGGCTTTATAAAAAATATCGTCTGGGAGTTAATTATTCGACACCTTTCTTATACTGTATCTCATGATGATAGTTGTAAACTTTCCGTGAATCTTTCTCAATAATCAACTGTTTTCCGTTGTATTGAGTCCGATTTCTGCCCCCTTATAGAAGAGCTTTTGTCCCGGACAAGACGTTAAACTGTCTGTTGCTGCATACTGCGCCGAATGATCAACGGTGGCTCAACGGTCTGTGGCAGGACAAGTTAATATGCACGGCTGTCAATTGAGCTGACGGCTGCAATCCTGAATGGAGTAATCCATCTGGAATGCGGTCTGATTCGTCATGCCCATTTGCCGGTAGAGATTCCTCCATTCGCAAGTCAAATGGAGGAATTTTTATGTCAAAACAGTTTTACCTGCCAATGCGTGATGCCAATGATCCGCACAAAGTTACTCTGATTCCTGTTTCCGAGGAAGTCTATACCAATATTACACCGGAAACAAACCGTATCCGCAGCCGCCGCCAGTATCATGGGCAGTGCTGCTGCCCGAAGCAGTACCTTTGGAAATGTGACGGAGACTGTGACGTCTGTGAGTATCGTGCTGCCGGGGACAACATTTCCCTCGATTATGAGACGGAAATGCACGGCGACACCTTCGCAGATACATCCGATACTGAAGAAATCGTCACCGACCAGATCCTGATGCGTCAGCTTTTCGAACGGCTGAAAGAACTGATGCCCGAAGCTATCACCGTCGGTCAGATGAGCCTTGATGAAGATATGTCCGAGCGAAAGTGTCTGGAACAGCTCAATCTGAAGCGCAGCACCTATCGTTCACAGCTTGAAAAGGCACGGAAACAGCTTGAATCCGAGTTCGGAAAATTTTTCTGAAAAAGTTTCGTCCAAAACGCCCTCGATCCTGTAGTGGGTTGTGAAGGGAGGTGAACGACACATGAACAGGAAAACCCAAGAACTGATCGACACCCTGATGGCAATCTCTGTGGTGTCAAAGAGACTCGCAAAAAATCTGGCAAAGGAGGACAAGCATAATGGATCCGATGATGGAACTGGTAAACGCCCTGAATGCACTTACTGCTGCATTACAGAAATTCTCGTCGCAGACAACTAACGCCTATCTCGACACATTCGAGGAGATCTACGATCCCGAAAAGGACGAGCCGCAGGCAGCGGAAGCACCGAAAGAACAGCCGACACTGAAGCATGAAGAAGCGACTGTCACCTTCGTGCAGCTCCGCAGCCGCCTTTCGGAGATCTCCCGCAGCGGCAAGACGGCGGAGGTAAAAGAACTGATCGCCAAGTACGGTGCATCAAAGCTCTCGGATATTGCCGAAAGCGACTACGTCGCTGTGCTGACAGAAGCGGAGGGATTGTGATGCCCGGAACACACGCGATTCTGTCACCGTCAAGCAGCGAACGCTGGATCAACTGCCCACCCTCCGCAAAGGAGAACGCGGGCGGCGATACCGGCAGCACTTACGCGCAGCAAGGAACTGACGCACACGCCCTCTGCGAGTACAAGGTCAAGAAGGCGCTCGGCTTCAAGGTGCGCGATCCCACTGACGATCTGGAGTACTTCGACGAGGAAATGGCAGAATGCACCGACGCTTACTGCGAATTCGTCATGGAGCAGGTTGCAGCAGCAAAGGAGACCTGCCCCGATCCGCAGGTACTGGTCGAGCAGCGCCTCGACTTCACACGCTGGGTTGCTGAGAGCTTCGGCACCGCAGACTGTATCATTGTAGCTGATGGCACGATGACCGTCATCGACTTCAAATACGGTCTGGGCGTTCTGGTCGATGCCGATGGCAACAGCCAGATGCGGATGTATGCGCTCGGCGCTTTGAATCTCTTCGAGAGCCTGTATGACATCCAGACCGTCCGCATGATCATTTTCCAGCCCCGCCGCGATAATGTCAGCATCGCAGAGGTCACAAAGGAGGAGCTGCTCGACTGGGCGGAGGAAGTCCTTATCCCTGCTGCGGCACTTGCGGCAAAGGGCGAGGGCGATTATAGTGCGGGCAAGCACTGCCAATTCTGCAAGATCAAGGCGACCTGCCGCAAGCGGGCGGAGTACAATCTCCAGATGGCGCAGTACGACTTCGCTGTCCCAGACACACTCGCCGATGACGAGATCAGCATGATTCTTGATCGTGCCGACACCTTCATCGGCTGGGTAAACGACGTCAAAGCCTATGCGCTCGAACAAGCAATCAGCGGCAAGCAGTACCCCGGCTTCAAGGTCGTGGAAGGACGCAGCAACCGCAGATACACAAACCCCGATGCTGTTGCAGCGGCAGTCACCGATGCAGGCTACGATCCTTTTGAGAAAAAGCTCATGGGTGTGACCGCAATGACCAAGCTGCTCGGCACCAAGAAGTTCAACACCCTGCTCGGCTCCCTGATCGAAAAGCCGCAGGGCAAACCCACACTCGTACCAGAGTCGGACAAACGCCCGGCATGGACAATCAATGATTTTCAGGAGGAAGATTAACATGGCAAAGATTATCAATCCCACAAAGGTCGTTACTGGCAAGAACACCCGCTTCAGCTACCTCATCGTGAATGAACCGAAGGCGATCAACGGCGGCACTCCGAAGTACAGCGTGAGCCTCATCATCCCGAAGTCCGATACCATGACCGTCGAGAAGATCAAGGCTGCGATCAAGGCTGCCTACGACGAGGGGCAGGGCAAGCTCAAGGGCAACGGAAAGTCTGTGCCGCCGCTGAAGGCAATCAAGACTCCGCTGCGTGACGGAGACGAGGAACGCCCCGATGATGAGGCATACGCAGGCTGCTACTTCATCAACGCCAACAGCGCTACGAAGCCCGGTGTTGTGGATGCTTCCTGCCAGCCGATCCTCGATACCAGCGAGCTTTACTCCGGCATCTACGGCAGAGCTTCCATCAACTTCTATGCCTTCAACACCAACGGCAACAAGGGCATCGCCTGCGGTCTGAACAACCTCCAGAAGCTCCGCGACGGAGAGCCTCTCGGCGGCAAGTCCCGTGCTGAGGATGATTTCGCAGACATGGATGATGACGACGACGACGATTTCCTTTCGTGAGGTAACGGTATGAATACAGTATTCACGATGATTATGGGTGTGTCCGGCTGCATTATGATGCTCTGCTGGACAACCATCTCGATCACTATTCTGATCGACACCTTCAAGAACCGTAAGAAATAACAACGCAATGTCGGGAGGGCGACTGACGGGATTCCGTCCGGGTGGGTTTAAGGATGTGTAACCATGAAAACCATAGAAATCGATCTGGAGACTCGGAGTGACCGTGACATCACCAAGTGTGGTGTGTACGCTTACGCCGATTCTCCGTATTTTGCTATCACGCTTATGAGTGTTGCGATAGATGACGGTGCAGTGCAGCTCTACGATCTGGCGAACGGCGACCGTGTACCAGATGAGATCCTTTCTGCACTCACCGATGAATCGGTCATCAAGCGGGCATTCAACGTGCAATTTGAGCGTGTATGTCTCTCCAGATATCTGCGGAAAGAATATCCGCAGATCTTCCGCAGCTACAGCATTGATGCCGATACCGTCGGCGATTATCTCAGTCCGGTCGGATGGCAGTGTACCATGATCCATTGCCGGACACTCGGTCTGCCATCCACGCTTGCCTCTGCGGGTGCGGCTCTGAAGCTGGAACAGCAGAAGATGCCCGAAGGTAAAGCACTCATCAAGTATTTTTGTGTTCCCTATGATACCGTTGACGGCATCCCGCAGTTTCATACACCTGCCGATGCTCCGGACAAGTGGGAAACCTTCAAGGCATATAACAAGCAGGATGTGGAGGCGGAGCTGGCAATCGACCAGCGGCTTTCCCGTTTCCCTGTGCCGGATTTCATCTGGGAACAGTTTTATCTGGATCAGGAGATCAACGACCGGGGCATTCGTGTCGATATGGAACTGGTCGATGCTGCACTCACGCTGGACGCACAAGCGAAGGCAACGCTGTCGGCGGAGATGCGCAGGCTGACGGGCATCGAGAACCCGAATTCTGTGTATCAGCTTCTGGAATGGCTGGAGGAGCGTGGCTATAAGTCAGACTGTCTGGATAAGTCTGCGGTGCGGGAATTGCTGAAAACAGCGAAAGATCCCGTCAAGTCCGTGCTGGAACTGCGGCTCATGCTGTCGAAATCCAGCGTCAAGAAGTATCAGGCGATGCAGACGGCAGCCTGCTCCGATCATCGTGCAAGAGGAATGTTCAGCTTCTACGGCGCATCCCGCACAGGACGCTGGGCAGGACGCATCATACAGTTACAGAACCTGCCGCAGAACCATATCCCAGACCTGACCGATGCAAGGGAGACCGTCAAGCACGGCTATTATGATGAGGTCGAAATGTTCTATGAGGATGTGCCTGATACACTGTCGCAGCTTATCCGCACGGCTTTCGTACCCCGTCCGGGATATAAGTTCATTGTCGCCGACTTCTCCGCCATTGAAGCCCGTGTCATTGCATGGCTTGCAGGAGAGCAGTGGCGCATGGATGCCTTTGCGAACGGCGAGGACATTTACTGCGCTTCGGCATCAAAGATGTTCGGAGTCCCGGTTGTCAAGCACGGCGAAAACGGTCACCTTCGGCAGAAAGGCAAGGTGGCAGAATTGGCGTGTGGCTACGGCGGCTGCGTCGGCGCAATGAAGGCTATGGGCGGTGATGCCCTGAACCTGACCGATCCGGAGCTGAAGCAGCTTGTGACCGACTGGCGGGATGCCTCGCCGAATATCGTGAAATTCTGGTGGGCGGTCGATGATGCCGTAAAGACTGCGATCAGGAAGAAAACCATCACAGAAACACACGGCTTGCAGTTCAGCTACCAGAGCAGGATGCTTTTCATCACGCTGCCCTCCGGCAGAAAGCTCTGCTACGCACACCCGCAGATCGGTGAGAACCAATTCGGCGGAGAGTCCGTCACCTATATGGGCGTAGGCGCATCGAAGAAGTGGGAACGCATAGAGAGCTACGGTCCGAAGTTTGTCGAGAACATCGTGCAGGCGGTCGCCCGTGATCTGCTTATGTTCTCTATGCAGACGCTTTCGCACTGTTTTATCGTCGGTCACATACACGACGAAATGATTATTGAGGCAGACCGCAGGATGTCGCTTGATGAGGTTTGCCGACAGATGGAACGAACGCCTTCGTGGGCAAAAGGTCTGCTCCTGCGGGCGGACGGATACGAGTGCGAGTTTTATAAAAAGGACTGATTGTTTCGTCCAAAACGCTCCCGATTCTGTAGTGGGTTGTAGAGCAGGAATGCTCTCCCCACATCTGGGGGCAAAGAATGAAGGGAGAATGGTTATGTTTTATGTGAAGGAAAAGACCGATGAGATCGAGGTTAAGGTGGAGTTGAACAGCGAGAACGTGTTCTGCTCCTGCCCGGACTGCGGCAAGGAGGTCGCTGTTGACCTGTCGTGCGTGTTTGCCGATGGTCTGGGCGATATGTACGGTACGGCAGTCCTCTGCAACGAGTGCGCTTGGAAGAGACTGCACGTGAAGCTGAAAAGAAAAGAGGGATGATATGAAATACAGTATTGAATGGTTTTATGCGCTGGTCAGCGGGAAGCTGGTTAAGCCGGAGAATGTCTATGTGAAATGCCCCCGCTGCGGTAAGCTCTGCAATAAGAGCTGCGACAGAAAGCCCTGCGGCAGGAACGAGGTGAAGCATGGCTGATTTCTATAACAGCGAAGGCTATGCAAGTCCAACGGAACACGAGGCGTTCACCCGCATCGAGCGTGAGGAGAAGGCTGCGGCAAAAGCTGCTGCCTTCCGTCCTGTCGTGTATATCTGCTCTCCCTATTCCGGAGATACAGAGAGGAACGTCGAGAACGCCAAGCGTTACAGCCGCTTTGCCGTTGACCGGCACTACCTGCCTATCACGCCGCACATCTACTTTACGCAGTTCATGGACGATAGTATTCCGGAGGAACGGGATACAGCCATTTTCATGAACTGGGTGCTGATGAGCAAGTGCGTGGAGCTGTGGGTGTTCGGCGACACGGTCAGCTCCGGCATGAAGGCAGAGATTGACCGGGCAAAGCGCAAACACATGAAAATCCGTTATTTCACGGAGGATTTGGAGGAAAAGATATGAAGTTTACCCTGTACACTGCCGATTGTACCGGCAACGCAAAGAACACGATTTACCCGAATCAGAAGGTCATTACCTCGGAAGCGGATCTCCGCAAGGCAGTCACGTTCGACCATGTGTGCGCGCTGTATGCGAATAATGCCCGCAGCGATGCCAATTTTCAGCTCTCTGATGTTGTGCCGATGGACTGCGACAATGATCACAGCGACAATCCCGATGAGTGGATCACTCCGGAAAAGCTGTCCGAAATGCTCAGCGATGTGGAGTTTGCGATCACATACAGCCGTCATCATATGCTGGCGAAAGGCTCTGTAACAGCCCGCCCTCGTTTCCATGTATTTTTCCCGACTACGCCCTGCAAGGATGCCGCATTCCATAAGAACATCAAAGCCCGCATCTACAAGGAGCTGCCGTTCTTCGACGGCAATGCACTGGACGCTTCACGCTTCCTGTATGGCTCGAAGGGTGACGTGGTATGGCACGAGGGCAGTCTGTCTATTGAGGACTGGCTCACGCTCATGAAGTCGAACCGCAGTATTCCGCAGGGACAGCGCAACAGCACCATGTCCCGTATGGCGGGCAAGCTGGTCAAGCGTTTCGGTGTGACGGATGATGCCCATGCGAAGTTCCTCGAAAAGGCAGCGGAATGCGATCCGCCCCTCGACGATGAGGAGCTGGAAGGCATCTGGGCAAGCGCCTGCAAGTTCGGCAAAATGGTCACCTCGCAGGAAGGTTATGTGCCTCCCGACCAGTTCGGCGATAATGTGCTGATCCCGGACGATTTCTCAGATGTCGGTGAAGCCCGCACATTCGTAGAGTGCTTTGGTGATGAGATCGCATTTACGATTGCTACGAATTATCTGCGCTATAACGGCACCTACTGGGAGGAATCAGAACAGGCGGCTGTCATGGCGATGATCGAACACACGGATGTTCAGCTTGCTGAGGCAGAACGCAAAATGGAAGATGACCTATGTGCATTGGAGAAGCTGGGCGTTCCGAGAGCGCTGGCGAAGGCAGGCGGCAAGAAGTTTCGTGATAGCCTGACTCCGGAACAGGGCGCTGCTTATGGTCTGTTCAGATTTTCCGAGCTGTATCATGATTTCGTATTGAAATACCGCCACATCCGCAGTCTGAACAATGCCCTCGATGCCGCAAAGCCGCTGGTGCTGAAGCACCCGGAGCAGCTTGACGGTGATCCGATGCTGCTGAACACTCCCGGCGGCACCTACGACCTTTCCAAAGGTCTCGACGGCTGGAGAGCGACTGATCCGACCGACCTGATTACGAAAGTGACGGCAGTCGTGCCGAATGAGGAAGGTCGCCAGATCTGGGAGGATGCTTTGCAGGTTTTCTTCTGCGGTGACCAGAGCCTGATTGACTATGTGCAGATGATCTGCGGTCTCTGTCTGATCGGAAAAGTATACACGGAAGCGATGATTATTGCTTATGGTGACGGACGCAACGGCAAGTCCACCTTCTGGAATGTTATCTACAAGGTGCTTGGTAGCTACAGCGGTAATATCTCCGCCGATGCCCTGACCGTCAACTGCAAGAGAAACGTGAAGCCTGAAATGGCAGAGCTGAAGGGCAAGCGACTCATCATTGCGGCGGAGCTGCAGGAGGGTATGCGCCTGAACACCAGCGTGGTAAAGCAGCTCTGTTCGACCGATCCCATTTTCGCCGAGAAGAAGTTCAAGGCTCCGTTCTCCTTTGAACCGAGCCATACGCTGGTGCTGTACACGAACCACCTGCCGAAGGTGGCTGCCTCTGACGACGGTACATGGCGCAGACTGATTGTTATTCCGTTCCATGCAAAGATTCAGGGGCAGGACGACAAGAAGAATTATACACAGTACCTGATCGACAATGCAGGCGGTGCGGTTCTTTCGTGGCTGATCGAGGGTGCGATGAAGGTGGTCGCCGCCGATTTCAAGGTAGACCGCCCGCAGTGCGTGTTGGACGCAATCGGAGCCTACCGTGAAGGCAATGACTGGCTGGGCTCATTCATCAATGATTGCTGCGATGTGGATGCGTCATATCAGGAAAAGTCCGGAGAGCTGTATAAGCGTTACCGTGAGTACTGCATTGAGAACGGAGAGTATGTCCGCAGTACCACCGATTTCTATGGTGCGCTGGAGCAGGCAGGATATAAACGCAAGAAGCTGAACAGCGGAATTACCATCTATGGGCTTCAAATCCGGCTCGACTTTCTGGATTGACCTGCATTTTCATCATTCAAAAACAACGTAGAATCGGGAAAGTGCAGGTCGGTGAAACTCATATTCCAACCTTACGCAGGCGAGAAAAATCATAGAAATTTCTTCCTATGGAAAGGTTTGTAAATGACATTCACCGACCTGCACTATTGCCCGGAAAGGTCGAATCTATGCGAGAAAAATCAATTGAAGAAAAACTGGTCGCTGCCGTGAAAGCTGTCGGCGGTGTTTGCTGGAAGTTCACCTCTCCCGGAACAGCGGGTGTGCCGGACCGCATCGTATTGATGCCGTCCGGCAGAATCGGCTTCGTGGAGGTCAAGGCTCCCGGCGAAACGCCCCGTCCGCTGCAGCGCCTGCGTATCAGAACACTTCGGCGGCTGGGCTTCAAAGCCTTTGTGCTGGACAGCCCGGAGCAGATAGGAGGAATCATTGATGCAATACAAACCTCATGATTATCAGAAGTTTGCCGTGGACTTCATCGAAACACATCCGCAGGCGGCGGTATTATTGGAATGTGGATTAGGCAAGACGAGTATAACGCTGACAGCGCTGAACGATATGATGTTCGACCGCTTTGAGGTCAGAAAGGTTCTTATCATCGCACCAATCCGTGTATGCAAGAATAGCTGGGCGGCAGAAATCAGCAAGTGGGATCACCTCAAAGGGCTGACCTACAGTCTGGTTCTCGGCAACAGAGAACAGAGGCTGGCAGCTCTCCGGAAGAAAGCCGATCTGTATATCATCAACCGCGAGAACGTACAGTGGCTCATCGAGAGCAGCGGGATGTCGTTTGACTTTGACATGGTGGTGATCGACGAGCTGAGTTCCTTCAAGAACCATCAGTCCAAGCGCTTCAAGGCGCTGCGAAAGGTGCGACCGTTCGTGAAGCGTATTGTCGGGCTGACCGGTACGCCCTGCAGCAACGGTCTCATGGACTTGTGGGCGCAGTTCCGGCTGCTTGACAAAGGAGAACGCCTCGGCAAGAGAATCGGGCAGTACCGTGATGCCTACTTCACGCCGGACTGGAACGGCTTCACCTATTCTCCCAGACCGGGTGCAGAGAAACAGATATACAGCAAGATCGCTGACATCAGCATTTCCATGAAAACCACCGACCACCTGAAGATGCCGGAACTGGTGATGACCGCTGATTCCGTTGAGCTGGATGAATCAGTTGCAGCGATATACAAGGACATGGAGCAGGATATGTGTCTGGATTTCACCCGCGATTCCATAACGGCAGCAAACGCGGGTGTCCTGTGTGGAAAGCTGACACAGCTTGCCAGCGGTTCAGTTTATACCGACGGCGGCAGCGTGATGCGGATACATTCGCACAAGCTGGACGCATTGGAAGATCTGATCGAAGCGCAGAACGGCAAGCCGGTGCTGATTGCGTACTGGTACAAGCACGAGCGCGACAGCATTATGGAGCGCTTCGACTGCCGGGAGATCAAGAGCGATGCCGACATCGCCGACTGGAACAAGGGCAAAATCCCGGTCGCACTGATTCAGCCTTCTTCCGCAGGTCACGGTCTGAACCTTCAGTCTGGCGGCAGCACCATCATCTGGTACACGATGCCGTGGTCGCTGGAACTGTATCAGCAGACGAACGCCCGCCTCTGGCGACAGGGGCAGCAGTCCGAAACGGTCGTCATCCACCACCTCGTTTCGGTGGGAACGATCGACGAGGATATCATGAAGGTTCTGGAAAACAAGGACAAGACACAGGCGGCGATGATGAAAGCCGTGAAAGCGAGGGTTAAATGACGGAAGGATACAAATTACTGGCGGCAGCAATTATCAAGCAGTGTCTCTTGGATTACCGGGAGGCGCTGCAGTCACACGATATCATAACAACGCTTGAATGTGAACAGTTCCTGCGGTCGCAGTGGTTTGACTTCATGTCAGATATGAACGGCGAAAAGCTGATAAAAATGATGAGGGAGGAATTTGCATGAAAGAATACTGGGAGCAGGCGGAACGACTCCGCCGCCGCATCAATCGTAAGATACACGAAATCCACCTGCTGCGTCAGCGGGCAGAAGGCATGAACGGCAGCGGCATCAATGATATGCCGAGGACGGTATCTCCCGACCGCAGCAAAATGGAAGGCACCGTTTTCAAGATCATGGCGCTGGAACAGGATATACAGGAAACGCAGGAAGAATACGATGCGCTGATCGCGGATATGGAAACCCGCATCAATGCCGTGCAGGACGGTGATGCCCGTGACCTTCTGCGTAAAAGATACCTCGAATTCCTGCCGTGGTCGGAGATCATGAAGGAAATGGGATACAGCAAGTCCCACGTGTTCCGCCTGCACAGCACAGCCGTAGCTGCCTTGAAAAGTTGGGACATCATGGGACTTGCAAACACCGGTAATGTGTGATATAATGTATAATAGAAGAATCTGTAAAGAGCCGTTGTGGATTACCGCAGCGGCTTTTGTTATGCCCGAAGGAGGTGTCGGCGATGCCGAGGAAGGCACTGAAACCGTGCAAGCAACCCGGCTGTCCGAGACTGACCGAGGGTGCGTACTGCGACGAACACAAGCCCCTGCACCCTGAGCGTCCGTCTGCCGCCAAGCGTGGCTACGGCAGCAAGTGGCAGCGAGTCAGCAAAGCGTACCTGCGGAAGCATCCGTTGTGCGTGAAGTGTCTGGCGCAGGGAAAGTATGTGACCGCAACGGTCGTTGATCATATCGTTCCGCATCGTGGCAATCACTACCTGATGTGGAGTGACACCAACTGGCAGGCGCTGTGTAAGTCCTGTCACGATAAGAAAACCGGAACTGAGGACAGCAGACCGGAATACTCCTACTAATTTCAGGTTTCTCCTAAAATGATACGCTTTTTATGAGAATGGGGAGGGCTGGGGGCTGCCCGGTGGGGGTATCGAAATCTCTACGGAGCAGCGATCACAAGACCGGCGCCCCCTCTCACGCACAAAAAGTGCAATTCAAACACCCGATTAACCCCCTCGAATATTTTACAAGCCGAAATCCGCGTGGTTTCGGCATTTTTTATAGGCAGGTGATGATATGGCAAAAGACGGTACAAACCGTGGCGGACGACGTGTCCGTGCAGGCGACAAGCCGAAGCCCCTAGCTGAGAAAATTGCCGCCGGAGAGGATGCCGACATCATCGAATTCACCCCGACCGCACTGGAGGGAGCAGACCTTGATGATGCCGCCGATCTCGTTGGTGAGGATATGCCCTCGCCGAGTGAGTACCTCTCGGCAAGGCAGAAGGACGGCAAGCCCCTCGGTGCGGATGAAATCTACAAGGAAACGTGGCTCTGGCTCAAGAACCGTGGCTGCGACAAGCTGGTCAACAAGCGTCTGCTCGAAAGCTACTCGCTGGCGTTCGCTCGTTTTATCCAGTGTGAGGAAGCCCTCTCGACCTACGGTCTGCTCGGCAAGCACCCGACGACCGGAGGCGTGGTGGCATCACCGTTCGCATCTCTCAGTCAGTCCTACCAGAAACAGGCGAACGTCCTCTGGTATGAGATTTTCGACATCGTGAAGCAGAACTGCACGACCAAGTTCGACGGCTCTCCGCAGGACGACCTGATGGAGCAGCTTCTCCGCAGCAGAAAGTGAGGAAGGTATGAAAGCAAATACAGATGCAATCTTCTGGCGTGACCTGAAAGCCAGCCGCCCGTATATGACGAAGCAGCAGTACCGCACCATCAAAGGACAGGCGGTCAAGGGGCAGGTCAATGATGCCCGCAATGGACTCCAGAAGGTTCTGATGAGGAGGAACACGCGATGAAAACAACGACCGATTTCCAGCTTGTCGCCACCGACAAGCTCATTCCCTATGTGAACAACGCCCGCACCCATTCGCCGGAGCAGATCAGGAAGCTCCGTTCCTCACTGCGTGAGTTCGGTTTTGTCAATCCGGTCATCATCGACCGGGAATATAACGTCATCGCAGGTCACGGCAGACTGATGGCGGCGAAGGAGGAAGGCATCACGGAAGTGCCGTGTGTCTATGTTGACCACCTGACCGACGCACAAAAGAAAGCCTACATCCTTGCCGATAACCGCATGGCACTGGATGCAGGCTGGGACGAGGAACTACTCGCCGTGGAGATGCAGGAACTGCAAGACCTCGGCTACGACCTCTCCATGACCGGCTTCGATGAAAAGGAACTGGCTGACCTGTTCTCCGATAATACCGACAGCGAGGCAAAGGACGATGATTTCGACCTGACCGCTGCGCTGGAGAAGGCTTCCTTCGTGGAGCGTGGTGATGTGTGGACGGTCGGCAGGCATCGCCTTATGTGCGGCGATGCGACCAGTCCCGATGATGTAAATACACTTATGGGCGATACGAAAGCAAATCTGATTCTGACCGATCCGCCCTACGGTGTATCTTTCAAAAGCTCCAGCGGTCTGACCATTCAGAACGACAGCATGAAAAACGAGGAGTTTTACAACTTCCTGCTCTCCGCTTTCAAGTGTATGGCAGACCACCTCGAAAAAGGCGGCGCGGCTTATGTGTTTCACGCAGACACCGAAGGACTGAATTTCCGCAGGGCGTTCATCGACGCAGGCTTCCACCTTGCAGGCTGCTGCATCTGGGTGAAGGACAGCCTTGTCCTCGGACGCTCGGATTATCAGTGGCAGCATGAGCCTGTGCTGTACGGCTTCATGCAGAACGGCAAGCACAAGTGGTATTCCGACCGCAAGCAGACGACCATCTGGAATTTCGATAAGCCGAAGCGCAATGCGAACCACCCGACCAGCAAGCCCCTCGATCTGCTCGGCTATCCCATCGGCAACTCCACGCAGGAGAACGCTGTGGTCGTCGACACCTTCGGCGGCAGCGGCTCAACGCTTATGGCGTGTGAGCAGATGAACCGCATCTGCTACATGATGGAGCTTGACGAAAAATACGCCTCCGTCATCCTCCGGCGCTACGTTGAGGACACCGGGAATGCCGAAGGCGTGTATGTAATTCGTAACGGACAGCAGATTCCTTATTCCGATCTGGTCAAAGAGGTCGAGACGAAGGAAGGCTGATTTTCAGGTGACGGGGCGCATTGCAGCACGGCATACAGGATGAATTCCTCAATGCTGGGGATTCTTCCTCCGAAAGCCTGCCGGAAGTTCGGGTTGTCTTTGGCGGAAGCAATTGCTTCTTCCATTTCCGTCCGGACTTCTGCAACAGTCGTGTTGTTCTGGGCGGCGACAACTTCAAGAATCTTTTTCATGTTCATAGTAGTTACCTCGCTTTTTCATTTTTCGGCAGAGACTGCCGTCTATGCTCTAATAATATCACATCTCGTCGAACTTGGGAAGAACGAAAAAACAAGAAAAAGCACAAGTTTTGTCGAAAAAAGTCTTTTACCATCGTGTAGCAAATTGTGAACAGACTGATACTAAGTCTGACACAGAAACTATCGGCGTAATATGCACAAATATCGGAAAAACCGCCCCGCACATATTCTCCGTTTTACAGTCTTGCTATCTGTGCGGTTCAGAGTTAATATGTGACTACAATCAAAACCGCAGCAAGCGGTGAAAAACAGGAGGTCACATCATGAATATCAAGTTCAATATCGAAAAGAGCCAGCGCAAGGCACTGGCAATGAAAATCGGCGAGCTTGCAGACATGGATGTCCGCTACTGCGGCGTTCCGAGCTGCGCCTACGAGATCGGGTTCTTTACCCTGAGCAAGGATGCGGTGCTTTCCTTCGCAGACCGCATGGACACCGAGGTCATCGAGAGAGTACTGGACGGGCTGGACAAGGCAGGCTACACTTCCGAGGACGAGCCGGAAGCCCTGACGATTTCGATGCCGCGAGACTTCTTCACGGAGCAGTCGATGAACAATCTGCTCCAGCTCATCGCCAACAAGGAAACGCTCCTGAAACACGCGCTGAACACAGATAGCCTTGCGGTCAACGAGTGCGAGGAAACGGTCGAGTTCCCGTGGTTCACGGTCGAGAAGGACGGCGACGGTGATGCCTACGCCAAGTTCATCACCATGCTTTGCGAGTTTGCAAAGAACCTGCAGCGTGTGGTCAACAAGCCCGATGCCAGCGACAACGAGAAGTACGCATTCCGCTGCTTCCTGCTGCGGCTCGGTATGATCGGCGCTGAGTTCAAACCCGCCCGCAAGGTTCTGCTCCGCCGCCTGACCGGAAGCTCCGCCTTTCGTCACGGCAAGCCAGAAGGAGGTGCTGACGATGCGGTTTCCGAATGAAGCTGAACTGAAAGCCCTGCGGGAGCGCTATCCCGCAGGCACCCGCATCCGCCTGATTCGCATGGCGGACGACATCGCGCCCGTGCCGCCCGGTACGACCGGTTCGGTTGCGATCATCGACGACGCAGGCAACATTCATATGAAGTGGGATAATGGCAGAAGCCTTGCGCTGATCGAAGGCGCAGACGAGTTCGAGGTTATCTCCGGCGGCTAATTTTACAGCCTCCGGGGGCGCCGGAAAATGTGAGAACCTATTCCATCGTACCCCATATTACCACACAATTGCAAGTAAGTCAAGGGTGTATACTACACAATCATCAAGGCTGTATTTTCCTCGATATTCTGTGGTTTTAGCGGCTTGATATATCCTCGGTTTAGAGTTAATATGTGACTACCGAAAGGGAAAACACACCAAAAACCAAACAGGAGGATACCACCATGAACGCAAAGACACAGGCACAGATCAACAGAATGAAGGAGCAGACGATCGGGGTTGAGGTTGAGATGAACAACATCACCCGCAAGGCTGCCGCAAAGCTTGCCGCCGATTTCTTCGGAACCAACCGCAGCGAGTACACCGCCCACCGCAACGGCTACGAAACCTACAGCGCTTGGGACGCACAGGGACGCGAGTGGAAATTCCAGCGCGACTGCAGCATCAGCGGACCGGACAGCGAAAAGTGCGAACTGGTCACACCGATCCTGCACTACGAGGACATCGAAACCCTGCAGGAGCTGATCAGACGCCTTCGCAAGGCGGGCGCAAAGAGCGACTACACCAGAGGCTGCGGAGTTCACATTCACATCGGCGCAGCGGGACACACACCGCAGAGCCTGCGAAACCTCGCAAACCTGATGGCAAGCCACGAAACGCTGATCGCCGAAGCAATCAAGGTTGACAGCAGCCGCATGAACCGCTACTGCAGAACGGTAAACCCGAATTTCCTGCAGCAGCTCAACAAGAAGAAGCCCACCACGATGGCGCAGCTTGCAGACATCTGGTACGGCGCACAGGGATGCGACTACGGCAGAACCCACCACTACAACGACAGCCGCTACCATATGCTGAACCTCCACGCCACCTTCACAAAGGGCACGATTGAATTCCGCCTTTTCCAGTTCGACAAGCCCGCAAACGGAAAGCAGAACGGGCTTCACGCAGGCAAGCTCAAGAGCTACATTCAGCTTTGCCTCGCAATGAGCCAGATGGCAAAAGATCTGCGCAGCGCAAGCCCGAAGGAACAGCAGAAGGAAAACAAAAAGTTCGCAATGAGAACTTGGCTGATGCGGATGGGCTTCATTGGCGACGAGTTCGCCACCGCAAGAGAAACCCTGACGCAGAACCTTTCCGGCGACAACGCCTTCAGATTCGGCAGACCTTAACCGGTCTGCCGCCACGAGCAAGGGCGGCGAAACAGCCGCCCACAGCGCCCCGTGTGAGGCGGGACGGGTATCCTCCGAGTAACTGCCCCTTTCGGTAAAAAGCCCTGTACGGGGCGCACACGGCGCAAACAGCGGCAAGGCATATTCTACACAAAAAACGGCACATTTTCCCTCGCGATGTTTTGTACATTTAGCGGCTTGCTATTCTCCCCGAAAAGAGTTAATATGTGACTACCGGAACGGAAAAGGACCGGAAAACAAACACGGAGGAACGAGCAATGAGCAACATCGAATGGGGAACGGAAACCGACAAGAAGCTGGAGCAGATCGCAATGAAAGCGGACTACGCACTGGAGCAGCGGGGCGGGCTGGACACCCGCTGGAACGACACCGAGGACTTCCCGGAGGTGAGCGTCTGGGGCATCCGAGAGATGCTCCGCAAGGCATACGAACTGGGCAAGGCGGAAAAGTAACCGCCGCCTTTCCCCACCTGCCGCCTACGGGCGGCTCAGGGTGGTAGAAGGAGACTTCCTTCGGAAAGGACGATTGACATGGAAAAGAAGTACTACCTTGCCTACGGCTCGAACCTGAACATCCGCCAGATGCGGTACCGCTGCCCCGGCGCAAAGCCAATCGGCATCACGGTGATCCCCGACTACGAGTTGCTTTACAAGGGCAGCAAGACCGGCGCGTACCTGACCATCGAACCGAAGAAGAACGGCATCGTTCCGATTGCGGTCTGGGAGGTCACCTACGATGACGAGAAGCGGCTGGATGCCTACGAGGGCTGCCCGACCTTCTACTACAAGAAGGAAGTCCGCCTGCCGGTGAAGCTGGCAAGCGGCAAGACCAAGAAGCTGACCGCCTTCGTATACATCATGCATGAGGAACGCAGCCTCGGCATTCCGTCGCTTGCCTACATCCGCACCTGCGAGGAAGGCTACCGGAACTTCGGCTTCGACACCAAGTTCCTCGATGCCGCCTACGAAATCAGCGCAAAGGAGGTACAGCGATGAAAGACCGCAACAACGAGCCGCGCATCTGCCCGAAATGCGGGCAGGCGTACACCGCCCGACCAGCTCTTTCCCGCGCGGATAACAGCCCGATCTGCCCCGACTGTGGAACGCGTGAGGCACTTGAAAGCATCGGCGTCGGACGCGAGGAACAGGACAAGATTCTCGGCATCATCCACGAGAAGTACGAAGGCGAAGAATAAGGCGCACAGAGCCGCCACGTTGCAACGTGTGGCGCGGGACGGGTATCCTCCAAACGGTATCCCTTTCGGTAACCCGCCCCACACAGGGTGCGTGTGCGGCTCTCTCGCGATGTACAATACGGCGCTGAAATGCAGGCAATGTTTGTCACATTTATTTTGCCGATAATGCTTGATATATCCTCGGTTCAGAGTTAATATGTCACTACCGCAGGAGAAGCGGAATAAACACAAAGGAGCATTCACATGAACATTTTAGTTGTTGAACCGGGCAAGCGCCCCTACGCAAAGGAGATCAGCGGAGAGCTTGAAAGCCTGCAGCAGACGGTCGGCGGATACATTCAGGCGATTTACCCCTTCGATGATCCGGTTGCACTGGTGTGCGAGGAGGAAGCCCTCTACCACCCGGAGCAGAAGTGGAACCGCCCGATCAAGGGCTACGGCGTCATCAAGGGGACATTCTTCCTTTGCGGCTTGGGCGAGGATGACTTCACCGACCTGCCGCAGGAGCTGACCGAAAAGTACACGGAGTTCTTCCGGCAGGCATACGATTTCGTGCTGGTCGGCAACATTCTGATGCCGATTTCCCTCGGCGAATAA